TCCCCGCTGAATCAATCAAGAACTTTTTTCAACTTCTGCGAGATTTTTTTCCGGAACACTTCCACTTCTTTCTTGACAACCGGAGAGGACTGTTGGGGTCAGCCGCCGCCTTGGGGTGCTTTTTCATCTGCCCGTAGGAGCGGGTGCAGTAGTTGTCCCCCTTGGAAGTTCCGGGCGCAATCGAGTATCCCTTGGCCCCGTAACGCACGGTCTTCTTTCGTCCGGTCTTCGGGTTTGTCACGACTTTTTTGAATTTCTTTTCGCTCATGCGGGGAAAATAGCCTTGACACGAAGAAGGGGGAAGGAATTTCTTCCTCCCCCCTTCAGCCTAGGTGTTCAATATGGGGAACAACAATACCCTGTTCTAGGTTCTCCCTAGACTCTATTCCTAGCGATGTTTCAGAAGTTGACGTCCTCCGAGTAGTTGCCCTTGGGCTTGACGCTCAGGGAGAGGAAGGGCTTCCCCTGCTTTGAGGTCTTGTCCCAAATGGCGATCTCGAAATCCTTGCCCTCAACATTGAGAGTTCCGGAATACTTCGGGGCCTTGGGGTTCGCGCTGTTCTTGGGGAACGCCGCCCCGCTGTTGGTGTTGTCGTATGGCATTTCAGTGGTTTGTTGATCCTTCATCGAACCGGAGATACTGGCTCCGGAACTCTAATGGAATTGAGCCCCTAGCATGGGCTCGTGCTAGTCGGATGTCAAGCGCCCATTTGCGATTTTCTTCGTCGTGTCGGATGACCCAAAAAGAATCGCAATCATGTTCGATTGCCCTTGACTCACGCGAGGCTCCCTCCGCATTAAGCTGGGTGAGGGCGATGATCGTGATGCCGAGTTCCTTCGCAAGTTGCTTGAGGGTGCGGGAGACTTCGGCAACCTGACGTTCACGACTCTCCTTGCGGTCGGTCGGCTCGATGAGTTGGATGTAGTCAACAATAATAAGCTTGACATTGTGGGTGGCAACCATGCGACGAGCGGCGGCTCGGAGTTGCAGGGGGTTGATCTGACTCTCGTCGCGAATCCAAATGGGGAGCAACGATGCTTGCGTGATCCCGTTCTGAATCCGGTCGCGATCCTGCTTGGTGGGTTCCCGCGAGAGAACGCTCAAGTCAACTCCGGAGCATGAGGCAACGAGACGGTCCACGAGTTCCCCACTGCTCATCTCAAGAGAGAAGATTCCGACAGGGTTGCCAGCTTGCGCGGTACGCATCCCGATGTTCAGTGCCATTGCGGTCTTGCCTCCCTTGGTGGGAGCGCCGATGACAATCAACTGCCCTGCCTTCATTCCTCCGGTGAGTTCGTCAAGGGGCCTGAGGCCCGTTGTCAAGCCCATAAGTTTGCCCTTGTTCTTGAAGATTTCCTCGTAGGTGTCCAGACGCTTGAGCGCGGCCTGACCGATGCTCTCGATGCTCGATGATGTCTCGGAGTCTGCGGCAACGGCCACGAGGGCCTTCTGCACGGATTCTCCGAGGTCATCGCAAGTGACCGGATCTTCTGCTGTTGTGATAATCTTCTTTGCCACGGATATAGCGAGTCGTGCGGTATGCTTCTTCTTGAGGATGTCAAGATATTCCGCGCTATTGCTTGCAGTGGGAAGGAAACAATGAAGCTCAGCGATGTATGCCGCGCCCCCGATAGACTCCAGCACCCCTGCCTTGTTCAAGGCCTCCGACAGGGTGATGAGGTCACAATCCTTGCCCTCCTTCCAGAGTCCCATGATGCCATCGAAGATAGCTTTGTGGCGGGGCTCAAAGAATAGGCTTGACTTCAGGTGGTCGGCGTGTTCGTCAACCAGCTTGATGTTCTGCATGAGAGAGCACAGCAAGGCCCTCTCGGCTTCTGATGATGCGGGGGTGGTCACTTCTTCTTAGCGCGAGGGGGCTTCTCGGTCTTCATAGCCCAATACAACTGCACTTGGGCGAGGAAGGTTTTCTGTGCGTTCCGGATGCGGTCCTCGTTATAGAACTTGACCTCGAAATCCCCTTCCTCCTTCTTGCCAATCCGGATGATGCCCCACTTGGAGATAGATGCCTCGCTGGCGTAATCCCAAAGCAACGTATACCCCGCGATCTGGCGGATGTACGAGTCGTTGATGCGCTTAGAAGTCTTGACATCCAGAAGGATCATATTCCCTTCGGGGTCGTGAGCAACGAGGTCAATCGTTCCTCCGAAGCGATGCTCTGGATGAACAAGCTGGGCCTCAGTTGCAACCTTGGTGAACTTGTTCTCCTCCCAAAAGTTCATGAACTTGTCGTAGCAGATAAGAGCCTTGGCGCACTCATCCTCGGTGTAGTCCGATAGGTCAGCAACCTGACCGTTCAGATAGCACTCGACCATGAAATGCGCGATGGTCCCGATGTCTGCCGCTTTGTCCCTCTCCCTGCGGTAGTCCTTGCCTTCGGTTCCCAGCTTCCATGCCCATGCTATCAGGGGTTCGGGGCTGTCTCCGATCTTGCAAATCGTACTGCCTCCGGGGACTTCCTCCCCGTCAATCGTCAGATACTTTTGATGTTCCCTATATCGTTCAAGTTTTACTTTTTCCATAGGAGGCTACGAATAGCTAGACTCCAACTGGTTTTCAAGAACAAAGTTCTCCCAATCCTCATCGTCAGCGGGATCGTCTCCCAATGCCGCCCCGAGTCCGCTTTGGTGGATAAAGAGATCGACGAGAAGGGAGAGCGCGTCGGCCCTGTCGGGGGAGCCCCCTTTGGTGCGCTTCTTGAGTTCTCGCTTGCTCTCGATGAGCATCTTCTCATTCTTGAGGGAGTAGATCCTAGCGCAGAGTTCCCGCGCCGTCTGATCGTCCAGCCCCCTCATGCGCCCTGCCATGATGACGGATCGCATTTGCCCCCATAGCTGGGAAACCCTATTGGAGTATACGTCCTTGGCGGATCGGTTGTCCTCCATGCTCACGGCAACATCCGTTGGTCCCCCGCCAAATGACACGCGAATAAATCCTCCTTGCCAACGCTGGCTAATTATGTCAGCGATGCCAGCACCCGCGCCAGTGGCGTCAATCGCGAAGTCCTGCGGCTTGATTTCATGCCGCTTCAGAACGTCAATGGTCTGGTCCGCGATCTGGTAGAAGATCGGGTAGTCATCGCTCTCTTGCAGGGACAAGCGGATTGTCTCCCCTAAGTCAAGCGTGATTTCATTGTCAATAGTTTTCCCAACATTCCCGATGCGGAGAATACACTCGTCGCCATCGGTCGTGAAAGCGGGGTCGAGCGCGGCGATCTTGCGGATATTGCCATCGGCCCATACTGCCTTCTCCCTAGCACCCCCGTCAGCAATCGTAGGGGCGTCTAGGATCGTGTTTCTCACGCCTCCCTTAGACCACATACCCCTGCAATAAGAATTCCATTCTAGGGAGCCCTCACCGTAGTTCTTCTTGATGATGTCGATATTCTCCTGAGCGAAGAGATAGGGGTAGAGGGTTCGTCCTGCCTTGACGTTGGGCGACTTTAGCCCGTCGAACCGGACGCATACTCCGGTCTTGGTCTCCCAATACTCATCGTCATCATTAAGGCTTCCCCACCCCATGCGGGGCTCGCAGAATAGCCCGTGAGGGTCGAACATCGAGCTAGCGTTGGCAATGGCGATGAAGTGATAAAAGTCCGTACCTACCTGAAGGTTTGCCCTAGCCGAGAAGATGGCCGGGTTGGTCTGGGCGGCTTCGTCAACAACAATTACCATTCTGGGTAAGTGAACGCCCTGAAGTTTTCCCACTGCCTGCTCCACGGCTCCGGAGTCTACGGCAACCGCAATAATGGCACTCCTATCGTCCCCCTTCTGGAACTGGATCTTCGTCTGGGAGTCAACGATGTTCAGCCCAAATAAGGGATGGACAGGGAGCGTGAAGCGCATCATTTCCGACCAGATGCGCCCACGCAACGAAGGAACCGTAGTGGAAGTCAAGGCTACACGGGTAGCCATTGGCTTCGCCAAGAACTCGATAAGGGAGAGAAGGGTGAACGTGAAGGTCTTGCCTGCCGCCGCGCACCCTGTAACTCCAATCTCCTCGTAGTTCGTCCAAGCCCACAGAGCCAGTTCATTCCAATCATTCCAGCTAGCCATGACATGAGGCCATAGCATACCAATGCAGTGCTTGATATGCTGGCCCCGACTTAACCCGCTGTAAACAGACGGGTCTTTGTCGGCAACCATGAGTAGCTCTACCTCAAGTTGGGAAACCTGAGGGAAAGCGGAAAGATCCAGCCCGTAGGTCTGGAGACTCATCAGAGATTCCTGAGACGATTACGGATAGCGTCCAGCCCAGAGACAGGCTTACGGGCTACCGTGTCATCGGACTCATCATCCGTGGAGGCTCGCTTGATACGGGGCTCAACCGAGGAATCCTCGCGAACCCTGTTCTTATAGCGGGAATTCTCGGCGCGGAGCTTGTTGTTCTCCGCAATGAGATCCTCGGCAATAACGGCAAGGAATGGGGCCGCCGCCATCTTGTTCGGGGAGGCAGTGTTCATTACGATCTTCCGGGCCTCTTCCAGCCTAGCCTGAACGCGCTGATTATGCTCCTCGTTGTCGGAGGTGCGGAAGTATTCCAGATTCTTCGCGAGATTGGCGGATACCCGATCAAAGAGCCTGTTTGTATGCTCCTCGGCCTTGATACGGGAGGTCTCGTCCTCCTGAATGAACTCGCTGTAAGTCTGCTTGTAGTTGGCAATAGCCCCCTCAAGACTCTCGCGCTTGCCTTCGGCGTCCTTGATAAGGGACAGGAACTCGGAGGCGGATGCCCCTCCACCGAACACGGCGTCGATATACTCAACGCGCTCCTTGCCCTTCAGGGACAGGGCCCGGTTGGCAACGTCCTCGTCCTCGGCAAATTCCTTCGCAAAAGCCGCCGCGCTAGCAACTGCCTTCTCATAAGGTTCCTGAAACTTGCTCTGAAACTTGGGGCTCTTCTCAAAGGCAGTCTTCTCAAGGGTCTCCTCAAGCTCCCTGACCTTTGCCTCATACTCGGCAAGCTTGGCCTCCTTGCTCTTGACCTCGTTCTCGTAGGTCTCAGCCTTCTTACGGAGGTCAGCAAAGTTCTCTTCCTTGCTCTTAGGCTTCTTGTCCGCTACGGGCTCTTGTGGCTCGTCGGGATCGCTTAGGAGGTCAATGTCATCAAGGGAGAACTTCTCCTCGACGGCGGCCTTCTTGGAGGCCTTCTTGGTGTCCTTAACGGGCTCCTTTGCGTCATCTTCCGTAGCAGTGGGCTCCGGATCGGCTTCTCCGCGATCCAGATGCTTGAGGAACTCGTCCGAGTCCATCTCGATGACATCCTCAGGGCTGGTAACCTGAGTCGGGTTCTTCTCAAGAGCGGCGTAATCAATAGGCTCAAGCTTGGGCTTATTGTTAAGCTGTCGGTTCAGTACCGTCTCAAAGGACTCTTCTGGTCCAGTGTTATCGACGGGGATTGGTTCTGCTGATGCTGTTGCTGATGCGAGGTCCATAATTATTCAGGTTGATAGGTGGGTTGAACGTCTGTCAGTTCCTCCTGCTTGAGAGCAAGGTACTTCAGGTCTGCGATAACGGAATTCCTTCCGCTGTCGTAGCCGAAAAATACATGGGCTTTATCGGCAAACCTCTCAAGCATGGGGCCGTTGCCAACGGTCTTAGCGAGCGTATTTGCTTCGATAATAGATAGCGCGGCAGTAAATACCGGACTATTGAGGATTTGATTTAGCTCTGCGGCTAGATCGGGACTGTCATTCCATTCTTTTACGGTCATTTCATTAGTTTGGTTTTATCCGGAAGAGGATCATCCGTGAAGGTGATGCCATGTTTCTCTCCCTTGGCGATTTCGTCAAGGGCTTCCGGAATTGCTTCTGCGTGGATCTTGACATCAAATCCATCGACGCCTTTAGCGTTCTCTTGGCAATGCTTGATTGCCTCCTCGATGGTATTGCCAATCCCCACTACCGCGCCGATCTCAGGCATCTTAACGCCCTCGGTAGGTACAATATAGGTCTGATCTTCGATGACCGCACAGTTGCGCCATTTGACGAACTGAGCGATCTTGGGATCTGCGGATACAGGACACCAGTGTTCCTCGGCAAAAGAACTCTTGATAATAGCAAGGGCTCCGTACTTTGCCTTCCACTTGGGCTCCACTAGAACACCTTCCGCACCAGCCTCAATGATCTCACCAAGGTTCTCAATAAGCTCGTGGTAAAGCTCACTGGGAGGCAGGGGGCCTCTGGTGGTCAGGTCGATGAGGTAGGGCGTCCCGTCCTCGGTGACTCGGATCTCCGTGCTGAAGAACTGCCGGTATTCAGCCTCCTTCAGGAAGGGAGCAAGCTTTTGATTGACAACCTTAACGGGCTCCGCGAGCTTCCGGTCCTCTCTAACCGCACCTAAGTACCCTCTATCCTTGACCTCGACTCCGGTCAAGCAAGTTTTCGGGAAGTTTCCATCAATGCAGAACCCGTCGTATCCCGCCTCAACGACGCTATCGACCATATGCTCGCAGACAAACGGGAATACCTTCGCTAGTCCACCAAGGTTGTATTCAAGCTCAAGGAGGCGCTGATGCGCTGTTTCAGCGTTCTTAGCGTGGAATGTTTCGGCAAGTCCACGGAACCCGCTGATCTTAACGAAAACATCCTCGTTATGCTCGATGTACGCACGCAACTCATCCATACCCGTAACCAGAGCGCACTTCCCGACGGGTAGGCCCAATGCCCGCATGGTCTCCTTAGCCCTCCAGCGTTGGACCTCCAGTTTCTCTCCAAGTCCAGAACCCCATACTTTGTATCCAGAGGCCCTAAGAAACTCCTGAAGCTGATAAAACCCAACATCCGGAAACATAATGAGATCAACCTCCGGTACGAGTCTCCACATATCCTCGACACGGGTAACACCTTTAAGACCACTGCCAACCATCGCTGGTGCAGGTTTAGGGAAGCTACGGTCGGCATAGGGAACAAAGTAGAATACCTCAAAGTCTTGGGCGAGCCTTTCCGCAAATGCAGTAAAGAGCCCGTGGTCAACGATCAATAGCTTTTTCATTTCTTTCAATAATTATGATTTTATCAGGGACGCTTGTAATCAAGCCCCACTCTGATGTTCCGATCCAGACTTTGTTTCCGTTCGTCAAGCGAAGGAGGATTGCTCCTGCCGTAGGGAGATCAATGTCCGATCCCTTCTCGTAGCAATCCGCATCTCCAATCAATCTATCGGCATCGCTACCAGATATATCATTATACGTCTCGTCGCAGAAGAAAGCTTCTTCAACGAAGTCTCCAAAGATCCGTTTTACGTCTGCGGTAAGGTTTTTGCTCCTTACTGCGTAGGTCAATACTCTCACTGGGCTTCGATTTCTTTAGCCTGATCCTCGCGGATGTCGTGGATGAGATTCTTAATCATGAGGGCTTGCTCACTCTCCTTTCCAAAGAAAGTCCGGAAGTAGAGATAGCGTTGATAGATGTAGGCGACGATCTGCTCCCTCATGTCCTCGCGGCCCTGCTGATAGGAGTCAACAATACCAAGGGACTTCAGCCTCTCTTGGATATAGCGAGCGGCAAGACTGCTAGTATCCTCGTTGATCGCGCTATGCAGGATAGCGGTGAGTTGTGCGTTTTTTAAGCGCAGTCCGTCAATTTGGGCGCGGGTATCATCCGCACCGCTGTTTGTGTTCATTGTGTTTGGGGTTGTTCCCGCCGATGATTAAGGCTGGATGCTGGAGTATTTACTAGCCAGCTTCACTTTGTCAATCATCATTTTCTGGGCCGTCTTCCGGTCCTGAATCATCATCTGATGCTGGGCCTTGGCCTGCTTGATCTGAACATCGTTCTGGAACTTCATCCGGTCAAGCTGAATCTTGTTCTGGGCGACCATCATTTTCGGGTCCATCTGGGTCTGTCCCTGAGCCTGCTGGGCCTGCTGTTGCTCCATCTCCTGCTGTGCCATGGCCTTCAACTGGTCGGCAATCTTCATGAGTTCAGACGTATTCTCGTTGAACTGCTCAAACTGCTCCTTACGAGTCGGGTCTTCCTCAAGGAATTTGAGGTGGGTAAGGATATGAGGAAGAGCCGCGCTGACAGCTTTGGACGCCTCCATCGGGCTAGACTGCTGATTCTTGATGCCCTCAATAATCTTGCCAGCGTATTGCAAGTGGACGTTGAGGTGGATGAAGTGATTCTGATCTGGATCGATAAGAACCTCGCCACCGATGGCGAACGTGTTGTTTTCCAGCGAGGCAATCGAGAGGTCGGCTCCGGAAACCTTGGTCTCTTCGGGGATACCGAAGCTATCAACGCCAATCTGACCAGCGATAGCGGCGATGTTCGCGTTAATAACCCTCGTGCGCGTCCCTTCAGGGAGTTGCGGGAGGTATTCGCCAATCATCTTCATGGCCTGCATACGGGCCGAGGAAGACCCCTGTCCGATAGAACGGGTAGCCTTAACGCTCAAGACATCCATGATAGCCGCCTGAGGGACGCCCCTGCTCATGCAAGCCTCTTGGAAGGCGATGATCTCAGGGCCTCCGTGATCCTCTTCAACGACGTTGAAGTTGGAGGCGCGGCGATAAACCTCACGGTAGTGGACATCGAGGGCCTGAAGGTAAATCTCAGCCTTGACGTTGGTGAGCCGGCTCTTTTCTCCGATCTCAATCTCAACTTCCTTATTGCCCTTCTTGCGTCCTGCTCCACCGGAAACTTGAGGCAGGAACGATCCCGTCTCATCGGCCTCCTGACCTTGGAACATACCCACAACCTGCATAACCGAAGACAGGTTGGAGGACATATTGATCTGCTTCCAATCAAGGCCGGGGGGGATAATTCGGAAGGGACCAATCTGGACAGTCTTGAGACGCTCCGCATCTGCGGCAGAGGTGGTCTGGAACATCAGGGTGCTGGAGATAATAGCGCCCTCAATAGCCTGATTGTTCAGGCGGTTGATAGCCTCAGCCCACTTGAAGAGCGACTGACCGAGACCGCGGACGCCGTGGTAGTACCCGTTACCAACTCCGTTAAGGAACACCGTAAAGGCATTGGAGAACTTCTTGTAGCGGTAAAGCTTCTTACAAAGGAACTCCGTAGGATTCAGGCGGTCAAAGATATAGTGGGAGATCCTGCCGTTGTATTCCCTCACAAAGAAATGAGCTACCTTGATGATGCGGCTCTTAGCATAGGAGTAGTAGAGACCGTTGTTCTTGAGTTCTCTCTGATACCACTCGTAGGGGCGTCTCTGATCCTGCTCGTCAACACGGGCATCCATGATGGCCTGCTCACATTGGTCAACGTCCCACCCGCCTCTTTCGGCGGCTTCCTTGTTCTCGATGTAGCGGTAGAGTTCCTCGCAATACATCTCGTCAAGGATATAGCAGAATTCCCAATCGTCCTGATTGACGCCTGCCCCCTTGGGAACCACAAGAGCCCAAGGCTCGATAGCTTTTGCCCTAAAGTCGGTTCCATCAGGCCAATACATACATCCCTGCCCATGGATAACCAACTGCTTATGGGCTACCTGATGCTGGGCAAGGAATCCGGGGTTGGTGGAGGCTAGGAGGTTGTGGAACTCCTCAGTAATGATACGGCCCCACTCCTCGCGCTTGCCCATGTCCTTGCCATGTTTCGTGGTAACCGTGGCGTAGTAGGGAACTGAGGTGAGAATGTCGAAGTAGGGAATAACAGCGGCCTCAACCTTGGCGGATGCGTGTCCCCAGTTGACGTTGATTCGGTCTGCCTGACCGGACTCCTTCAACTGTTGCTCGTTATAAGGAGCGTTTCCGTCAATGATTCCTTGAATCTGTGCGCGTCTATAAGACGCAATCTGGTCGTCATCGACCAGCATATAGAGCATAGACCTAGCGGAATCGGCGTCCTTGACCCTCGTTCTGGGGGCTTTCTCCCCAACATTGGGGTCAATTAGGCCGTATGAAATCATAGATGAAGATTCTCCTTTGCTTGTTCAATATCAACAGTTTTAAGCCAGCACCAATCTGGCCTAGATTCCGTTGTCTCCGATTTCTCGCCTTTTAGCAAGATATTTCGGTTGACATGAACTATTGCTTCGTTCTTGCAACCGCAAATAACGCAGTTAAGAAGCCGGTTGTCAAACGGTGTAGACCGGCCTCCTTTAACCTTCGCAACGGTGTTGGTAATAGTCTGACCGATGCCACAACCGGCGCAAAAAGAAGACGGCGCATTGAAGACACAACGGGCGCAAATCTCAGCCCTAACTGTCGCAGTGTCTTGATCCACAAAGACTTGCTCTCCTTTGGCGGCGGAGAAGGCCATCGCAGAGAGCGAGGTAATCCCCTTCAGGATCGTCTCGGCAGAGAGGTCTGCTCTATGCGCTCTCTGGACTTGCGCACTGGAGGAGGTGCAGAGATCAAACGGGATCTTTCTGCAAAGGAGGTCTTGAACAATATCGTCAAGGTTCTCCGGAATAGGGATGTTATTTGCGGAATAATGTTCTCTAGTAGCCTCAAGAAGTTCCTTGAGTCTATTGAATGGACCCACAGTATACCCTGTCTCTGGTACAGTGAAGGTGTATCTGCCGGGGATACCGGCGTCTGGATTATTGATCTTGAGCATTGTTTATGTCGTTGGCATCAAACTCTGCCTCCAATGCGGCCTTATAGCCAGCATTAAACGCTTCGTACATATACTCCTCGTGGCCCAAGGCGCTCCCGTGGTTCTTGGCAAAGTACCGAAGGCCCTTTGTCTTAAACCACATCTCAAATGGCCCCTCTTCGGGGGATGTTGCACTACTCGTAATACTCATCTTCTTCGTCCTCGATTAGGATTTCGTCAGGAACCTCGTTTATCAAAATCATAATAGGCTTTTGCAATAAGCTCTGCTGTATCATTAACTGCTGTTTCTGATAGGTCAGGTACTCTAGCATGGATAATCTCATGCGCCAGCACATCAAGCAGACTGCAAACTCTTCGACGATTGATGATAATCCTTTTTTTGGCATAGACGCAGAGTCCATCATTGAATCTTCCTTTGGTTTTCCCTGCGTATCCATACCCTATGGTCCATTCGTCTCCGTTAATTTGGATTGTAGTTATAGGCTCAAATCCTATCGTTCCGTTCCGCTTTTCCAGACTATCCAGACTAGGATGCATAGAGCAATAGCAATTATGCCTTGTTCTATGTCGCTCATTCGACAAGGCGAAGGTTGAGAACCATGCCCTTGCGCTCGATCATCGTAGCGTAGACCTCTCCGGTGAGACGCCATTCGATACTAGGATCGTCCTTCAGGTGGGCGACTGCCGTTTCCAGCATACGCTCCTCCCGCTCATTGGTTCTGTCATACGGCCCAGCGAGGACGGCAAACCCCTCTTCAACATAAAAGCCCCTTGGAATTTCCATTATTTTAGTTTGTAGTGTGGGATAGGATAGACCTTGCTTCCAACGTCAACCCTAAAGGTTTTCCTTTCGATCAGACCATCCTTAATGAGATTCCTGATCTTGCGATTTGCCTGAGAGACCTTAATCCCCCAGATTTCCTCAAGCTGTTCACGGCTTTTCCAGCAATCAGGAACATCCTCTTTGGTCTTTTTCTTTTCGGTCTCGGCAACGAGAAGCCACTTGTTAATGCTCATTTGAAGAATTTGTTGGTGATATATTCAGTAATCAGAAAGCAAACCATGAATGTGATAAAAAAGAACATCAGTTGATCGTTGCTCATAGCGGGAGCCTCCATTCGTTCTGGAACTCAGAGCGGGTTGCTAGCCACACTGCCGAGTCGTTTTTGCCGACCTCTCCGTATACCAAGCCCTGCCGCCACCCAAGGGTAGCCCTACGGGCCTTGGAATACTCCGTGCATCCTCGTCGGGTGAGAGTTCCCACGCAGTAGCCAGTAGACTCTTTGATGGTCCTCCCTTCACCGACTTGAGCGCGGTGCGTATGTGCGAAGATGACGTTTCCTCCGTACATTTCCGCCATGTCCCTAGCCGAAAGCTCGTTGTAGATTGTGCCATGAGTGAAGGTCACGTTTCCGATGACGAGTCGCTGGAAGACGCCATCGTAGGGAATCCTGCGGCATCCGATTTCCTTAAACTTGTCATCAATGTATTCAGAAACGCGCTCTGCCGCATAAGCCACAACCGCATTGCGATGATTGAGCGCCTTGGGGATTCGGTCCTCGTGGTTCCCGTCGAGAACGTGTGTGGGGCGTAGTTTTTGCAGGAAGTCGATCCCCCCATCAACGTCAGGAGCCACTGGCTCAGACTCGTCGGGCGTTCCGCTTGCTCCGGACCTCCATGCTGTTGTGTCGCACCAATCTCCGAGGTGGACGATGATGCTGGGCTTGAAACGATCTCGCATGGCGAGAACAGCGTCGATAGCTGTCGGGTCAGCGTACTTTCCATGACTACATCCAACTGCGAGAAATCGCTCATACTTTTGTCCTATATTGAAGATTGTCGGCTTTTTCATTTGTTGTCCTCCGTGAGGTTGGGTTTGGCTTCTCCGGTGCTGACCTCAAGGGTCACGAGTTCCCACTTGGAGGGGTCTTTCTTGCTGGGAGCAACTCCAGCATCAACCTTCTCCCACGCGAGTTCCTGAGCCTTCTTGTAGAGCTTCTCGTCGAAGGTCATGGCCTCCTGCCCTCCGTCAAACGTGACCGAGTAGAGGGTCCACTTACGGGGCGACCCATCCTTGGACTTCGCGGCAACACGGGCGTCCTTGAGGTCAAGGTTGCGCCAGACGGTGCTGACAGCGCCAGCGGGGCGGGGAACCTCATCCTTGCGGTCAAGGATCTTGGCAACGGCAGGGCGCTCATCCTCCTCAGTGCGGGGGCGCGCCTTCTTCTGGTCAAAGACTGCCTCTTTCTTGTGGAGTCCGGTGGAAACATTTCCATCATCGTCCTCCTCGGAGGCAATCCCAAGCACCGCCGACAGGGAGTACCTACGGGCGTAGGTAATCGCACTCCCGACACCCTGCGGGGATTGGTCTTTCAACGGCAGAAGGAGGGTTGAGTCCTCTGTGACTCCGTTGCAGTGAACAATGCGCGTGATGACTCCTGCCTTTCCATCTTCAAACACGGGGAGATGCTGGATGGCGAGTTTGTGCTTGGCGAGAACAGCGCGAGTTGCGTCAATGATAGCCTCCAGCGGGGCATACTTCGACTTGAAGTATGGATTGTCGGCTGTCTTTGCCACATTCTGTAATTCGGCCATCGCGTTCACGAGGCTGGTGCAGAACTCGGCCTTCTCCTTTTCGTAGCAGGAGCAGTTGGTGTCGGTTGTTGTTTCCATGTTGGTCGGCGCTTGGGTTGGTTCGGGGTTTACTCGGCCTCGCAAACTTCGTCGATCTGGGCGAGGGCTTCCTCGACATGATCGCGAACTGCGGCGACAAGGTTCTTCAGGGTCTTGTTCTCCTCCTTGAGCAGATTGATCTCTGCGACAATCGGGGAAACGAGGGTGATGAACTCCTCGGCGGTGATGGTGGTGTTCTTAGTGGGCATGAAGGACGATGGTTGTGATGATCGAGGCAATGCTCAGCACGATTGCGGCGAGAGAGACTCGGGCGCTCACGGTAGTCGCATTGGAGAGCGTGTCAACAAGTTTGTCGGTGAGTTCAATGCTCTGCCAAAGATTCCTCGTGCGAGTGTCAATCGCATCAAATTTCTCCTCGGTATTATTAAAGGCAACCTCGATCTGCTCAAAGTTTCCCTGGGTCTCTTTGACGTAGTTGGCAAGGAGTTGAGCGAACTCGACCTTGGCCTGCTTCGTTACTTTGGTGGTGGCCTTCTTGGCTTTCGCCGCAGGGGCCTTTGTCGTTTTGGGTTTTGCGTTCATAGCGTCGTGAGAATTACCCGCCGAGATCCGGAACGCAAGCACCAATTTCAAAAAAATAAAAAAAATTTCATCAAGCCATTTTAGGCTTGACAAGAATCCCAAAATCTCCTTAAGAATCCTCTGTTCTTATCCCAGCGCAACCTTTCGCAAGTCCTCGGTTCTCGCTAGCCAGCCCCTCAAAAACTTCTGACTGCGAGGGCGCCTTCTCACGATGTCTCGGTAGTGGTCTTCCTGAATGTCAAGAAAAGTTTTTGGATTTCTTCTTGACGAAACCATGAACTCGCGAGCCCTCTCCAGACCACAGTTCACGGCGCAGTTGAAGAACACAAAGCTCAACGGCCAAGGCATCCCCTGACAACCATCCTTGATCCACTCAGTCCAGTAGATGTCCGCCGCTTGATCTGCAGTGAGGTTGGGAATGTCCACGGACTCGTGAGAGCGTTTGTCAATACCAAATTTCGTCTCCCCTCCGGGGTCGTCTGGGTCGTTCTCGTAGGTCGTTCCCTCCCACTTGAAAATCCAAGGGATGACGATTTTCTTAAACTGCTCCGTCATCGTAGTACCGTGGTTTGTGAACCCTGCCGATGTCCACCTCGCCTATCGGTTGATTGCTTTGGATGTTCTCCTCGCGCTCCTCGTTGGAGTCTTCGTCAATGTGCTGAAGTACGCTCATCCCTTTGAAATCAACAACAGCTTGTCCCGTAATAAGAGTTGTTGCTATAGCCGCAAAAAACATCACAACAAGATTTGCCAACTCTGTAATATCTTTTGCTACTTCAGCGTGAGAAAATATCAAGAAAGCAGATGTGGCAAACACCACAAGAACGCAAGCCCCAGCAATAAGCCCGTATATTGCTTTTTTTGAATCTAATGGCCTTTGTTGGAGCTTTGATTCAATGATTGATGTTTTTGAATTTTTCAAGATATTTTATAGACTCTTTTAAAAGTTCAATGGAATCGTTAAATCTTCCTATTCCATTATTACAGTTAGAACAAAGAAGCCCTCTTATTTTTCCTGTTTTATGGCAATGATCAACAGCCAACGATCTACCAGACTTGCAATTCATGTTGCAAATAGCACAAACCTCATTTTGCTTTAAAAGCATTTGATTGTATTCATCCAATGAGATTCCATATTTTATCTCAAGGTTTAATGCTTTATGCTTTTCTGGATTTTCTTTATATTTTTCCCTTCTAGACTTTAAATGATCTTCCCTGTTTTTATAATACCAATCTTTACTTCTTTTTAAAATTTTATCTTTGTTTTTTAAATACTCTCTTCTTTTGCTTTCTCTGAACATTTGCTTTCTTTCTTCATAATGTTCTTGAGTAATCCACCATTCTCCATTTTGGCATTTTTTGCTATATCCACCAAAAACAAGTCCGTCTTCTCTTACTGTTCCAAGTTTTAATTTCATATTTGCGAGGGACGCTCCTCAAGCTTGTTCTTGATTACAGTCGATCGAGAACGAACCATGAGATTCCGTAGGTGGCTAGGGTGAGACCAATGGGAATCCAAAGGCTAATCACGCTCAGACGCCATGTAGTAAAAGCCACAGCCGCCGCAAGCAGACCAGAGATGACAAAAAGGAGGTGATGGAAATGACTGACACGAGACTCAAGAGACGCAACTTCTTTTTGCTTTGAGAGAGAGTCGTTCTTCCACCAATCCCTTTCCCCTTGAAGGCCCTCCGCTTGCTTCTGAACTCGCTCAACCTGTTGCTTGGCCTCTTCCACCTGAGCTTGTGCTTGCTGGACGAGGGGCTGGATTTCCTTAGGTTTGGCATGGGCGATTCTCTTGATCGTCTGGTCCGCATTGTCAATGGACGCAATGGCAGGACGGGTATCAACCACTGAAGGTCTAGGAGCGGCGCATCCGACTAGACAGAGGATTGCAGAAACCGCAATGATTTGTGGAGTTCTCATTTCCCGTGGCGGGACTTCCAATCGTGGTAACAGTCGTAGACAAGCTTGACCAGCGAGATGAACCCGACCAGAAGGCCCAAAACAAGGCTCACAACACGCAATTCAAAATCCAGAATCGGATCTAGGCTCACGACAGCCGCCCCGATTGGGGCGATTGTCCCGATGGTCCCGGTGTAGAGCGTGTT